GCGATGTGGTAACCCACAGTCGATGACACAAGTTTGCTGGGTGGGGAGTCGCTCCCCCGAACCGTTGAACCCCACCCAGCAATTCAGTACCAACAGGAGCAACATGACAAAGCAAGACTTACAGAACGCAATCTCATTCATGGAGAAGATGGTCATCGGGGTGGGCGACCAAGACCGATTCTTCCGCACACTAGAAGCACTCAAAACAGAACTCAACAAAAGGAGCAAACCAAAATGACACCAGACACCGTGAACCTCATCACCGAACTAGAACAACGCATCAGCGAACTGTCCACCGCCTTGGAACTTGTCACCGAAGACCGTGACAACCTACGAGACGCAGGCAACAGCCTCATGCACGAACTCGAAGCATGTCGCACAACACTTATCCAAGCCCACTCAGACATCTCACGCCTCCGCGTGTACCTAGCCCAAGGCGCAGAGTTGTGAGAAGAATTGATGACATGCAGGAACGGATCGAATCCCGTTCGGATGAGTACGCCGATCAGTTGAAGGACTATCTGCTGGATCGACTTGACCGGATGACCAAAGAATTGATTGCAATCACCAAAGAAGTTGAGAAGTGGAGACGCTAATGGGCATCAGTGACTATGACATGACGATCAAGAACCACCAGTTCCGCATCGCAGAGCTGATCTACGAAACAGCACAAGAACAGTTGGCCTTGCGTAAAGCACAGATTCAGATAGCAGAGTTTGGCATTGAAATCGCTCGACTCAACTCACACATCCAAGTCCTAGAAACCACGTTGGCTGCGATGTCCGGTGAACTACACGCACTACGAATGGACACACAATGATGAACCCAAGCGAACATTATGACCGACTGCACGATCACATGATGGCGATTGCGCGTGAGCGTGACTGGCTGCAATCAGAAGTGAATCGCCTCACCGATGAGTTGTATCTCGCGCATGAAGCATTGAAGCGTGAGTTCGTACACAAAGGCATCATCAAAGCGGTAGCGGAATGATCATCCAAGTACGCTGCAACGCCTGCAAAGGTGTAGTCAAACTTGACGACCAACGCACCACAGGATGCTTGTGTGACTCTGACGCACCAACATGGGTTGGGCTTAGTCCGACAGGCAAACTGATCCACTACTCACAAGTTGACCTCACCATCCTCGAAGGCAAAGCACCATGACCCAACCTGGACTCAGCCGACTCAACCCCTGCCCATGCCGACAACCCCTACCGGCACAACCCAACTGTGGTGACAGGGGCGTTGAAGATGATGATTGAAGACCCTGTTGCAGAGTTTATTGAAGCAGCAGCAGACGGACTCTGCACGGCCTACGTTGTCGTAGCCACAGTTGAACGCATCGATGGCTCACAGTCGTTCTGGATCACGACCCTGAACAGGCAGACTAGCTCAACCACGCTCGGACTGTTAGTGTCAGCCACCTCAGCCGAACAATACCGAATTGCGAAATCATTGACCGAAGGAACATGACCCAAGCCCCAAGGAGGCAACGTGGCAACACAACCCAAACAGTTCAGATACCCAGCAATCAACCTGCTCGCCACATTCACAGCAGGCACCAACGACCAAGAGATGGCAGACATGCTCGGCATCAGTCGATCATGCGTTGTCAGATGGCGCACAGGATTCCAAACGATACGTGAATACCAAGCCGATGCTTACGCAATCCGACTCGGCTTCCACCCAGCCGAAATCTGGACGAACTGGCTCGATGACGCACTGAGCCGCTCATGACAACACTTGAGACAGCAATCGCTTATACACAATTAGGTATCAGGGTGATACCGATTCGTCCTGGACACAAATACCCTGGCATTGATGCTTGGCAAACTAAAGCAACCGATGACACTGATGTGGTCACATCATGGTTCACTGGTGACTACAAGAGCTACGGCATCGGCATCGCCACAGGTCGCACCAAGTACGGGCAAATCTTTGTTGTTGATGTGGATGATCGTGACGAGTATCGAGGGTCAGACACCTTGCATGACTTGGAGCAGCGTTACGGTGCGTTACCTGAAACGGTCACAGCGATCACCGGCACAGGAGGACAACACCTGTACTTCTACTCACCTGTTGAGGTGCGGAATGATGCTGGGTCACGGCTTGGGGTGGGCTTGGATATTCGTGGTGAGGGTGGGCAGGTGTTGGCGGCACCAACAGTTCATCCGAACGGTAAGCAGTACCAGTGGGTTGATGGGTGGTCACCTATGGACAAACGGCCTGCGAACGCACCACAGTGGCTCCTGACGCTTCTCACGACCCAACCAAGCATGGTCAAGCCCCAAGGCACGACTGACCTGTTCTTGGCTGACCCAACCACCCCCAGCGCAAGATACTGTGCGCAAACCACATGGGAGCAGCTGCTCATCCCAGACGGCTGGACACTCGCCAAAACAGATCGACACGGTGAACAGCATTGGACAAGACCTGGCAAAGACTCGCGTGATGGCATCTCGGCAACGATTGGTCACAACGGCAACGATGCGTTGATTGTCTTCACCTCAGCAGTTGCATGGCTCCCCGAAGGTGGATACAACAGGTTTGGATACATGGCTGCACGTGACCATCACGGAGACTGGAAGCAAGCAGCCAAACAATTCTTAGCCCACAACACCACCCCAGCCTTTGGTTGCTCTGGTGCGTTGTCGGATGGTGGTGATGTCGTCAAACTCTTCGACGATGAGGTCGATCTTCTCTGGTACCCAGCTGATCCGTGTGTGGGTTCTTACAAGCATGAGTCCGTCGTCTGTCTTGTCGAGTCGGTACACGATGTCCACGTCGTCGTTCTTGGCTGATGATCCGCGTTGGCCGTGTTTCTTGCCTCCGTCTTTGCCTGCGTGATCTGTGCGTACACAGGCGATACCAGCGCGTTTCAATGCCAATCCGCTTGTCCTTGCGAACTCGCGATAACTATCAGCAGAGTTCTCTTCACCTTCGATGGCGCGTCCTGTGGTGTCTATCACTACAACCTCAGCCTTGGTCAACTCACACAGCCGCATGATCGCTGACGCGCCTTCAGCGGTGTTGAGTGGGGGTAGGGATGGGATGAGTGCGTAGTGAAGGTGGGATAGGTCGTCGTCTTCTGTGTAGCCGAATTGTTCTAGGCGTTCATACAGGTCGGCTTCAACCATCTCATAGTCGAGGTACAGCACGTGGACTTTGGGTTGTTCTGTTTGTCCGAGGATTGGTTTGCCTGTGGCGAGTGCTGCAACGACGTTGAGTGTCAACCAACTCTTGCCTGTTTTTGCACCGGCAAACAACGCTGTCTGTCTTGCACGTGCGATCAACGGTTTGGCAATCCAATCTTCAATGACGTGTTCTTGTGTCCAGAATGTTTTCCAGTCCACCAGCATGCCGAGCATCTCATCGGGGGTGATGGTGGTGTTGTCGGCTGGGGTGGTGTTGTGGGCTAAGAATTGTTTGGCTGCGATCTTCCAGTCGCCGTGATGGTCACGTGCTGCCATATATCCGAATCGGTTGTATCCACCTTCGGGGAGCCATGCGACTGCTGAGGTGAACACGATGAGTGCGTCGTTGCCGTTGTGTCCGATGGTGGCACTGATGCCATCACGTGAGTCTTTGCCTGGTCGAGTCCAGTGTTGTTCACCGTGTCGGTCTGTCTTGGCGAGTGTCCAGCCGTCTGGGATGAGCAGCTGCTCCCATGTGGTTTGCGCACAGTATCTTGCGCTAGGTGTCGTAGGGTCAGCAAGGAACAGGTCAGTCGTACCTTGGGGCTTGACCATCTGTGGATTGGTCGTGAGAAGCGTCAGGAGCCACTGTGGTGCGTTCGCAGGCCGTCTCTCCATAGGTGACCACCCATCAACCCACTGGTACTGCTTGCCGTTCGGATGAATCGATGGGTACGCAAGCACCTGGCCTCCGGCACCCCTGACATCGAGTCCTACACCGAGCCTGCTACCAGCATCATTCCGCACCTCAACCGGTGAGTAGAAGTACAGGTGTTGTCCTCCTGTGCCGGTGATTGCCGTAACCGTTTCAGGTAACGCGCCGAACCTCTGCTCAAGATCGTGCAAGGTGTCTGACCCTCGATACTCGTCACGGTCATCCACATCAACCACAAAGATTTGTCCGTACTTGGTGCGACCTGTGGCGATGCCGATGCCGTAGCTCTTGTAGTCACCAGTGAACCATGATGTGACCACATCGGTGTCATCGGTTGCTTTCGTTTGCCAAGCGTCAATGCCAGGGTATTTGTGTCCAGGTCTGATCGGTATCACCCTTATACCGAGTTGTGTATATGCGATTGCTGTCTCAAGTGTTGTCATGAGCGGCTCAGTGCGTCATCGAGCCAGTTGTGCCATATCTCGGCTGGGTGGAATCCGAGTCGGATTGCGTAAGCGTCGGCTTGGTATTCACGTATCGTTTGGAATCCTGTGCGCCATCGCACAACGCATGATCGGCTGATGCCGAGCATGTCTGCCATCTCCTGATCGTTGGTGCCTGCTGTGAATGTTGCGAGCAGGTTGATTGCTGGGTATCTGTGCTGTCTAGGTTTTGTTGCCATTGTTGCCTCCTTGGGGCTTGGTCTAGCTTCCTTCGGTCAATGATTTTGCTATTCGGTATTGTTCGGCTGAGGTGGCTGACACTAACAGTCCGAGCGTGGTCGAGCTGGTCTGCCTGTTCAGTGTCGTGATCCAAAAACTTTGTGAACCATCAATTCGTTCAACTGTTGCCACGACCACGTAGGCGGTGCAGAGTCCGTTTGCTGCTGCTTCAATGAACTCTGCAACAGGGTCTTCAATGATCATGGTGCTTTGCCTTCGAGGATGGTGAGGTCAACTTGGGAGTAGTGGATCAGTTTGCCTGCTGGACTCAAGCCAATCCACGTCGGACTGTCCGAGTCGCACAAGCATCCGGTCAAGCGTTGGTCGTCGAGTTTGACTACACCTTTGCAGGCGTTGCAACGTACTTGGATGATCATGGTTGGCTCCTGTAGGTTGTGCCGGTCTTGACCCAGCCGAGGCTGGTGAAGACATGGTTGGAGATGGTGTTGTCAGGTTTGACTTCTGCTTTGATGATGGTGAGTTGTTGGAGTCCGAGATGAATCATTTGTTTGCTGATGCCTTGTCCTCGATGTTCTGCGTCAACTGAGTAGAACAGGTTCCATTCTTTGTTGCTGTATTCGAATCGTATTTGTCCGACTGGTGCAGCACCGATTGAACTCCAGTCGTAGGCAACGAACATGCGCACGTTGTCTCGGCCTAGTTGTTTGTTGAACCAGTATGAATGTTCATCCCATTCGATAGTCCGAGTGTTGTGTGAATGTTTGCGGACTTCAGGGTCGTTGACCCAATGCCAATACAGTTCGCAGTCATCACTGCTGGTGTCACGCAGGGCAACAATCATTCCGCTACCGCTTTGATGATGCCTTGATGTACGAACTCACGCTTCAATGCTTCATGCGCGAGGTGCAGCTCATCGGTCAGACGGTTCACTTCTGATTTGTACCAGTCACGCTCACGCGCAATCGCCATCATGTGATCGTGGAGTCGGTCATAATGTTCGCTTGGGTTCATCATTGTGTGTCCATTCGTAGCGCGTGAAGTTCACCGGACATCGCAGCCAACGTGGTTTCCAAGACTTGGATGTGCGAGTTGAGTCGAGCGATTTCAATGCCGAACTCTGCTATCTGAATCTGTGCTTTACGTGTGGCCAACTGGTGTTGTGCTGTTTCGTAGATCAGCTCTGCGATACGGAACTGGTGGTTCTTGATCGTTTGGTCGTAGTCACTCATCATTACAACTCTGCGCCTTGGGCTAGGTACACGCGCAAGCGTGAGATGTCTGAGTGGGCTTGGACAAGTGTTGTGCGACATGCTTCGAGTTCGTGCATGAGGCTGTTGCCTGCGTCTCGTAGGTTGTCTCGGTCTTCGGTGACCAACTCAAGTGCGACTGAGAGTTCGCTGATGCGTTGTTCTAGTTCGGTGATGAGGTTCACGGTGTCTGGTGTCATTTTGGTTTGCTCCTTTTGTTGAGTTCTGTTTTGAGTGCTTCTAAGGTTGCGAAGAATCGGTCTTGGTCTGCTACCCCGATGACCATCTTCTCTAAGAATTGGATTGCGTTTGCTAGGTCTTGCTTTGTCATGTTGCTCCTGTTGGTACGGGATTGCTGGGTGGGGTTCAACGGTTCGGGGGAACGACTCCCCACCCAGCAAACTTGTGTCATCGACTGTGGGTTACCACATCGC